TAGACTACCGTTTTTATCGGCGATCAATTGCATTGCTTTTTGGAGATGTTCATATGTGACTTTGCTCTGAGATACCATTTTTTTAACTTCGATAACAGATTTAGCTCCTAACACCTCCATGAGTGGCCCGAACATATTTATATTGCGTCCCATAAATTGATTAAGATCCTCACCCTGAACAATCATGGATGTTTTATTTTTTGCCATAATTACGGCAAGTTCATTCAATGGAATGCCCGCTGTTTTTGCAACCGTACCAATCATGGTTAATTGTTTTGTTAAATTTTCGGCACTTTCTCCAGCGGATAACAGAGCGCGGCCAGAGATGTTTGCCTCCTCCATCGTGAACGGAGTTGCATCTGACCAAGTTTTTAAATCTTTTATAACTGCGGAGGCTTTTTCGGCTGATCCAAGTAAAACCTCATATTGCACATTTAATTCTTCGAAATTAGCCGCAAGTTTTACGCTTTTCGTTACGACCTCAAATGCTTTATACGATGCAAATAATCCGCCAAAAGTTTTTGCAATAGAACCAGCCAGACTTCCAACAGAATTTTTAGTTTCATCGATAGTATTAGATATGCTTTTAATTCCAGTAGTTGCTTTATCGACTAAAACTATCTCAGCGTATAATTTTCTAACGGCTTCCATTTTTTTCTTTTATCATCCTGTCAAGTGCAATATTTATTTTAATCAGCATTTCAGGATCGCCTTGACTGGCCTCTGTATATGTTAAAACTCTATATACAATTGGCCGCCAAAAAATCCAATCGTTATTTACTTCCTTTGTTAGTATCGACCGATTCAAGTTTAATTTGCGGAATTTTCCCTTTTTGGTCTGCCGCAAGTTTCCCTCGCAAAAACGCAGGGAGTATTTCCTCCCAGACCTCCAGCTCTTCAAGAGAGATAGAATCGATATTTATTTTAGGGCCATCGTCCGGAAAAACAACATGTTCGAAACAATAATCCAGAAGCAATTCCAGCTCAAATTGTTTTTTGTCTGGATTAACCAATCTCTGTTTTAGTTTAATCCATTCCCTATTACCAGGGTGTTGTAAATTATATAATTTTCCACCAACTTCAACTACGTCTTTTGTTATCATGCATCCCTCTTATATTAAATGAGACATATTTAACTCAGCACAGTAAATTGTCCATTCGACATTTTGCTGCTCTGCGCCGTAAGATTTATCTGGATCAGATTGTATCCATGTATCGATCCCGGCTGCAATATGTTTACCGCCTGAATTATTTTTTACCAGAGTCGGCACGGCAACTGGATTATGTTTCAACAAATCAAGAGCCGCGTTTGACGGACTTGTGCTTTGTAATGTAAAAGTTATCATTCCAGATTTGTTATTATTCTTCGTGCGCGTTACTTCGCCATGTGCTCCAACAAAGTTTTTCCACAAATCTTTATCAGTTTTTGCAACTGTAATAAAAGTTCCGTCTGCAAAACCACTTATTTGCAAAACGCCATGAAATAAATTAACTTCTTTTGGATCGTAAGAACCTAAAAAATCACTCATTATTTTTTACCTCTATATTTTAAGCCGGGTTTTATCCCGGCCGTAAACTTAAACTGTGACATACCCGTTCACCTCGATTTTATGTATTGCACCAGCGGTATAATACGTGAACTGGAAGCCAGTCGCATTTCTCAATGCCCTATTGTTTGCGCTTATTGAGTCCCTAGTCGGAGTAATAACAGTATACATATAAACTTTATCATCAGATTTTTGCTTATCCGCCGTACTGACTGCTCTGGCGATCCTGCCCTGACCTCCAGCGCGTCCAAGCACATCCCGAATAACTCCCTCAACTTGTGCCAGACCGGTATCGTCCATCGGTATGACATCGTTATTGATCATCAGAGATAAAAATCCAATATTCAGCTCGCTTTCGATCCAATCTTTGTCATTAGTTATATCAATGTACGATCCATCTGTAGCAATACCCTCGTTCGTAAACACCTGACCTGATTGTTCCTGTAAGGCATTACCCTGATTGCTTCTTATCGCTGCCAACTGAGTTGAAGTAAAAGTATTTCCGTTTTGTCCAGACAAAACTTTCCACTTCCATGTGATATGTTTAGTATAAATTTTTGGTAAATTTTGCCCCACCCATGCACACTCTGGATAGTCATCCGGATCGTTGTCATGTATTAAATACGCTTCCCTAGTTACGTTCCTTCCGGTTAACGCTGTCGGATCATTCGAGCAACCAAAAAAGAATTTTTTATTCGAATTACACCAAGAGCCAACCGCGGCCAAATCTACATTTTCCCTACTCTGGATACAAACTGAATAAAAATCATTATCTGTAGTGACTAAATTTGTCAACGCTGTGGCATACGCGCCATCTGTCCTCATTATTTTTATAGTACTAGGTGACGGACTCTGTGCTAACATTGCACTGGCCATTTCATATTCAGCATCCGTGCTTAAATATCCGGCATCCGTTATATCTGATAGTTGTGCTATTTCAATCACACCCGACGCAATCGCTCCCGATCCTACGATCAGCGGAATAAATGATGTCGCCTTTAACGCTTTTGTGCCATCACTGATATTGATGGTAATGTCATTTATAAACATAATTTTTTGTCTCCTATTATAAATCTATTATAATTTTTTCTTCCACCACCGCCTCCGGCTTGGGAGTTATCTCTATATGCTCAATTGATTCTATTGTATTTAACTGCGATCCAATATAATCTAATCTGAAATCAAATCCGAATTTATACTCATACATGGCATCTAGCCACGTTGACCGATCCTGTATGTTTGGGCTTATCAACATTGGAGTTACACCAAGTTTTTTTATATATGATATATTGTCAGTAAGTCTAAAAAAATCAAACGCCGATTTCACGGCACTATAAACATCTTCATATTTTTTACCCAAAAAAGATAACGATATATTTGATCTCTGTCTTTTGTAATAATTTTTTATAGTATTATTTCCTGATTTTTCGTTTATTTGGATATTCTGGTGCATGAACTCCTCTGGACTACTGGTTATTTTATAGACTCCGTACGGATACGCAGGCGCAGGCCCATTTTGATCGGCTCTAATAATAGTTATTGAAATTGATTTACTTAATTTCAATATGATTTTTTGAATAACATTAAATGGTATCATCAGCAATCCTTTTGCCATAATAGATATAATAACCACCCTCAAAAGACCTATCCATTATATCATCAACAAAATATTTTTTATTACTAAAATTAATCACGCTTTTTTGTGTTATTCCTGACGCTGTGCTGTAAAATTTTTTGCTTTCATAATTATATCCAGCATCGGTTTTAAATTTTAACTCGCTCGGACTAATTGGAAGCACCGCCATTCTGTATGTTCCACTTGCGTAAATGTCAATATGTTCACCTGAAATAAAAATGCCGCTTGCGTAAACATTAACGTCAACATCTCGGAGTAATCTATTTAGAGCTATATCAACCATCATTCAACCTCATATGAGACTGATTGCCTTAATCGTCCACCCGCTATCAACGTTGTGTTTTTCCCGCCTTTTGCAAACGTCGTGTATGGATGATTTTTTGGCGGAATATTGCTTGCAATTTTTTCTTGTATCTCACTAGCCGCAGTGACCCCAATAACATTTATAACATTTTCAATGCTTCCATGTTCCCATGATTTTTTTGCACTATTAAAAACAGTATTCATTGACTGTTTGCTGTCGAAAGTACTCCTTATGTGAGATCGTTCTGGTATGATTATCGGACTCAAAAATCCCTTGCCTCGTGATTGTATTGGAATACCAGCCTCTCTCATTTTAGCAAATAAATATCTTTTTGCTTTTTCCGATTTTATCACAGCTCCAAACTCATTGATAACACCAATTTTTACCATCTCGGCATCACCCAGATAGCCGACTCTAATAGTTTTGTTAATTTTTTTTAACTCACTAATGAGTTTTTTTGTGTTATCATAATCTTTTATCATAATATTCGTCTTGATATACCAAGTATTTTTTCAAGTTCAAAATAAAACATTTTTTTATAGCTAGCTTCGGACACATCGCCCGATCCACCACTCGATCCATAAGTTACAGAAACATCGCCAACGGATTCACTTTGTATGTCACCGCCGTTAAAAACACCAAACCGACACAGTAGACTCATGCAATAAATTCTTTGCAAAAAACTAAATTTTGCATGTCCAACTGCTAAATAATCCAATACCTGGCTTTTTGCATCAGCCAGGTATTGATTAAGAATTGAGGCGGACACGCTATCCAGCGATCCGCCTGCCATATTTTTCAGCTCATCAATAGTTGCTTCTGACATCAAATGCCTTTACCTATATAACAGGCCGCTGGGTGTCTCAATACGATCCCGCCAGTGCTCTCCATAACTGCAATTTCGGTTGTCCCAACAATGTCAACAATTGGATCACCCAAATTGAGATCCTCGGTTATTGCAAGTTGGACAATTTCCGGACTGTTATCTAATACCATAAAATAATTAACAGTATCACCATTGTTAGTCAATCTCATGTTTCTAGACGCAATAATCTGTTCAAAATAAAGCCCATTACTATTTAGCCAATCCAATAGAGTTCTGGAATCTGTAGTAGTAAATGGTTTTCTTAATCTATTAAAATTTTTAGGATCGAGAACCAGTATTCTCGCTTTAAAAAGTGCGTCCTGCTCTACAGTATCGACCGCCTTAAAAAGATCATCCAAAATTAACGATGACGTTTTGTTAGGCCATAGCCTTTTTGCTGCATCGCCAGAACCCGTTCCGGAGGCGGCGACGTTTTCTTTAACTCCCAGATTTGTGCCATTATAAAATGTATCATCGAAAATACCTTTGATTCCGTATTCGGTGTCACCGCTGAAAGCCAATTTGTTCTCAACTTCAGAAATATATCGTCTTGCGGTATCAACTCGCAACATATTAAGCTGAATTGATGGCCCTTTCCCGAGTGCCCTTTTTGCCTCTAGGGCCTGAAGTTCAGCTTTACTGTATCTAATACCAGTAACCAGATCGTAAACTTTCTGCGTAATCCTACCACCACTCTCCCCGACGAATGGTATATCTTTTCCGCCTCCGCCTTTTGCGTAAATTTTAGCACTGCCCGTGCGATCATAATAATCATAACCGATCTCGCGTGCATAAGACGCGTAAGTGCTATCAATACTAAAAATCCTCCGAGCAAGCATTTCATCCTGCTTCGGAGTATAAAGCACCTGACTAATTTGTAAAAAATCATCAGATGTAAAAAGTCCTGATTCAAATTTTGCCATTTTTATATCTCCCTATCTATTAAGTATCTGCTGTAGTTGTGAAAACTGGATCTAAATATAGCGGTACATTTGTTCCACTCGCTCCAGCCGCCCTAAATTCTGCTCCAGTAAGTAAAACAGTTTTATTCGGATCCGCAGTCGTGCAAAACGATCCTGTCACCAGTGACGCAGACGCAGTATGTCTTATCCTAACTGGACTCGCAACGGTAACCGCCTCTTCGACGTAAACCATAACAACGCCCTGATCTATAATCGGGACTGCGTCATATTGCTCATACTGAGAATTGTCAATATCACTCGCCCAAGGGCTGTAGCCAGCAA